TTATAACGATGCAGGAGTTGAATTAGTTTTAGATAGAATTTTCACAACAACACAAGTTATATATGAGCTGTCAGAGAACACCTTATATAATGCCCCCATAGAGAGAGGTAACAATAAATTCTACTCGGTGTTTGATCGCAATATAACAATGTTGCTGTTCAAATTTTATTTTTTCACAGTAATTCTTGAGCACATAAAAATATTAAAAGACGGAACAGTTATTAACAATCTAGCATCAATCGATCGAAACGACAAGTATGCGCCGAATATCGAGGCGAGTAGCGACCCCGATGATGATTGGGATATAGAATTTATAGACGGAATTAAAGAATCAACTAATCAGAAGATTGCGTCACTAATTGATAATTATGCTAATATAATATGCACTCACAAGAATGAAATAAACTACTCATATGAACATATGATGTCACGTGTGAACCAGTCAAGAGAAAAAGAAAAGGATACGATTACGGGCCACCTCAGAGGATTGACAGATGAGCAACGCGAGATTCAAAATTATTTTAAAAATCATAAATTGGGGAGTTGGAATAAAGGGATTCAAAAGGGTGTAAGAATTTACCAGAAGGACACATATGACCAAGAGCGCGAAGCAATGAACCAACAAATAATTTCGGACATAAAAATTTCTAAAAATGACGCAGTTAACGATATGATTCGCGAAATTTATGATTTGGACAACGCGTATGATAGTCAGGAAGCGAATAGGATTGAAAGAGAAGAATATTCAATGCACGACGAGTATGAAGTATATGATAATGATGATAATATGTGATATTCATATTTTTGGTTGCTTCTAGGTATATGCTGTTATATTTTTATATTATATCAATGATAATATCGCGATGATTTTACACAAGTGTAAATATAAACCGCACAAATTTAAATGATATAATATATTATAAATGTATCGTGGTTTAATACGACGAAATATTACATCATTTTCAATTGTTGTTTTTTTGATTTTATATATGACTGTGCTTATGTTTAAACCAGCATTTGTATTCAAGAAGGACGGAACGCTGAGAGATTTCGGGTTAGGATTTAGAAACAAAACAGTGATTCCAGCGTGGCTACTATCAATCATTCTGGCGATTATATCCTACCTATCGGTTTTGTATTACCTCGCTCTACCTAAATTATTACATTAACTCATAATCCCCCTTTATTAGAAGGGTGATTCCGAATTAACGGTGGTGGAAATTTCACCTATGTTGCTCAATCCCTTTATCGCCTCCTCATTATAACTACAGCCAGCATTTATAATAGAATTTGTAGCAACCGATATAACAAGCGAGCCTGTTAAAACGAACCATGAATATTGAGCTACCAATTCTTTTAGATAAATCAAATCTTTGAGTACGACAACCTCCTTAGAATCAGCTCCCGTTTTAAGTAGCTTAGACATCGAACCTAGGAATTGCTCGAAATTCTCCATTGTAATCTCATTCACTAAAAGAGACTGGTTACCATATATATAGTTCAATGCCTCGGTCGCTTTGTCGCTTTGTCCAGATACCGTACCGGGGTCCTTGAATACATTCCTAATGACTTTTTTAATTCCGAGCATGACAGTCATTCCATACCCAAATGTGTTAGAAAACGGAGTGAGCCATCCAGGAAAGATAAGGAGCATTAAATTCAATATTCCAAATATTAGAACCCATGGGACAAGTGTTATATAAGCGGCATTCATATACTGATACACACCATTACATAGACTTGCTGTAGTTGACAAATTTATAATATACTGTCCAAACAATACCATTAAATAATAACAAACCGAAAGCATAAGACCGTAACTTTGACTTTTAGCGCCTCTTGATGGCTTACATAATAGATAGCTCAATACAAAATATAATGTGGTGATTATCATAAAAAACACAAATCCAAATTGGGTTTCTGGACTAACTATTTCCATTATAGATAATAGGGACAATATTTTTTGAAATAATACTATATATATTTAATGAGTACAAATCCATTATTATGTGAGCCAGGTATGAAATATTTTGTAAGAAGCTCTCTAAAGGAGAGTCATAAGTTCAAGGAGAAATACATTAATTTCTTTTACAACATTGTAATGTGTGTGTTATTTATGACTGTGCTATTTAGTATTTTATATTATAGATACAAAGGAAAACTCACTCCAGGCGAAGTGGCGGTTAAAAATCGAAGGAAACAGGAGTATATTGTTTCCAAATTACAACAACTCTCGTCAATAAAGCAGAACAAAACTATGCTTACAGACCTACCATTATTCGATAGGTAAATCTCCATACATAGATAAGATTTAATATAAGGAATTAATATATATGGATGAAAACGTAGCAGAAGCAATTAAAGACTACTATATTCTAAAACAACAATATGATAAAAAATTTACAAATGCGAAAATAAAAATACGTCAGTCAAAAAAAATGTCTGTGAAAGATAAAAGTATTAAGGTTAAGCAGATTAAAAAAACATGTATTAATTGTGGAGAACCAGGCGAGACCATATTCAAAACAGACAATAATACTCTTATTGCTATGTGTGGATGTAAGACACCTTGTAAACTTAATATTAATATTAATCGTGGGAATTATATAAATATTAGAACATCTCAACGTGATGTTCAGAATAAAATACTTACAATAAAACAAGCTATAATACGTCTTAAAATGGATTTATTATTTAATTATTCTGATGAAAGCAATATTCTAACAAAATTTAAAAAACAGAAAATAGCACTTAGCGAAGAGACACAAAAGCTTGTTAATTACCGTAAGGACTATATTTCAATTGTGGAAAATCAAGAGAATATAAATATTGTAAGTGATGCCATAATAAAAATGAATGAATATACAGAAGAATTAAAAGTGCTGAAGGGGAATTATGACGACAAAAAAAACGATGCGTATCTAAAAGAGATGGTCGAACTATATGTAAACAATATTGAACCGTTAACCGAGGCTGTTCGGACAGCGAAATACAAGCACAATTTAATAGACGATAACGACATTGACAATACAAGTGATCTTGTTCAGAGGGAGTATATATATTCTGATTTATATATCTCATCTAATCCTCAAAACAACGCCAAAATAATAACAAACAGAAAATAATTAAGACAAAATATACAGTATATATATATGAAATTATCCGCTATTATATCTTTTCCTATTTTCATTATCAGTTTGAGTATTGGACTATTATTCGTTTATTTATCTACCCCACCCCCCACAGTTATATATGTATATCCGACACCCGATAACATTGACAATGTAGAATACAAAGACAATGCCGACAATTGTTACCAATTCAAATCAACCGAAGTATCGTGTATGAGCAACGATAACCCAATATCAATACCAATCCAAAAGTAATCTGTATATACTATATATGTTTAAGAACATTGTGACTAAAGTGAACACCAAGTATGGTAAAATAATAATTTCCATATTATTAGGCATTGGGTTAGCAAGTATATTTAGAAAATCGTGTGAATCTCGAAATTGTTTAATGTTTCAAGCCCCGCCATTTGATGAAGTGCGAAAAACGGTTTATAAACACAATGGTAAATGCTATAAATATTCGGAACATTCTGTAACCTGTAACCCACAAAAGAATAAACAGGTTGATATTGCGTAAAAAAATTAATATATTTAATCACTTAATTATATTAAATATGACCACAAGTTTAGATGAATTGCCAAAATCAAACATTAATTTAAATGTAACCGAACAAAACGTAAAGGTCGGCAATCCAATTCAGGACCTTGAAAACAAACGCAATGCCGACTTACAGCAGGGAATGGCGCCCGGTTCACAGGCGTCTACGCATCCACCATCACAGGTACCAACACCGGCACCAACACCGGCACCAGGACCACAGGTTGAAGGAAATAGTATAGACATAAACAGTTTTGTTACAGGGCTTCAACAGGCAGCAGCGAGCGGTGCCCTTCAGCTTCCATCCAGAGATATACCACAGACACAAGAGCATCTTACACAAGACACGCATCTACAGCCCAATTATATTCCTGAAAATAAGGGCGATTATATCCAGGATACATACAATCAGGAACAGATAATAAACAATCATACTCAACAACAAGCGAATGTTAATAGTATGGATGCCATATACGACGATATTCACGTCCCCATCATATTATCTGTTATATTTTTTGTATTCCAGCTCCCAATTATAAAAACAAACACATTAAAATACATTCCATCTCTATTTAATAAAGATGGAAATCTCAACATGCTTGGATATTTGACTAATAGTCTTGCGTTTTCTAGCACATACTACTGTATTATTAAATCTCTTGATTATTTAAGCATATAAGATTATTATAGCACTATACTCATTGTTCGTAGGTTTATTACATAATTAATATTAAAAATATATATGTCAAATACCTTATTGGATATATATATCAGAACCCTGGTTTCTAAAGTAAATAGTTCCCATAACACATACATCCCACCAACAATTGATTTAATATTCGATGGGGGTGCCTTCAATGGTGGTATGGGTTTGGGAGTGGCCATGTATCTCAAAGAACTAGAGAAAACAAACAGGATTAAAGTCAAGCGCGTATCAGGATGCAGTATCGGTTCTCTTATCGCACTGTATTACCTAACCAATATTAATTATGATATTAATAAGATGTTCTTGGCTATGAGAAAATGTTTTAAACAAAAGTTTGATTTAACACAATATTCTGTTTGTGTTCGTGATTTTATATTCAATAATATGACGGATGATTTATCAAATATAAATAATGCGCTACACATAACATACTATGACTCTGTTCTCGGAAAGCAGATGGTCGTAAATAATTTTGAGAGTCGTGAGCATCTATTGGAGTGTATTATTAGGTCCAGCCATGTCCCATTTATCTCAAACCGCGAATTCAAATACGAGAACCGCTATTTAGATGGGATTTCACCACATGTGTTTCGTGACCGCAAGCGTCCAGCCATATTTGTGATGATTGTTACAAGATTTAATTTTCACCGTGTATTAAATGTAAATGACGAGGACAATGTAAATGAAAGATTATTAATTGGTATAAACGATATTGATAAATTATTCACCTCTGGAAAATCACAAATGTGTAGTTACTACAATGAATGGTCTCTATTATCCACAATATCGCTTCGCATAAGAGAACTAATTTTCTTATATATTATTATCTCAATTGAAATCTGTTCATCTATTTATAAAATAATTCCTGTACATATCAAAGAGTATAATATATTTACACGTGTGACTAAAATAGGTTACTCGATTTATGAAGACATTATCTTTAATCGTATTAAATAAACCTTAATATCCACGTTTACAATCAGATTTTGTATCATATATAACTGACTGTATTGGGACCTTCATACAAAAGTCGTGCGGGTATCCTTGTTCTTTACAATCGGTTAGAGATTGATAACCCTCAGTATTGCGCATATATATGTTAATATAATCGCGGTGTTCTACTAGATATATTAAAACGCCGATTACTATCACCATCAACAATATACAAAAAAACGGAGAGAACATTATATAAAATATGAATACAATTAAAAACCCAGATTATTTTTAAATCTCGCAAATCTTGTATTCTTTCTAGTTTTTTTGGACGCTGCTATTTTCTTTCCTTTTCTTGTAACTTTTTTTTTTACAATCCGTTTTTTAGATATATTTTTTTTGTTTTGTTTATTTTTAATATCGCCTGGAGTATAACGCAAAAAATACTCCTCGTATTCGGCAGACCCTCTTTTATTCTGAAGTTCTTTAAACTTTTTTGCCTTTGCTGCGCGTATATCTTCCATCGTATCCTGTCTTCCATAGCAGTTTATAGTGAAGCGTTTGAGAAGCCCTTTTTGTTTGAGACGATTTTTTGATTGAACTGAAAAAAGATATTCAGACATACATAACAATCTTTCCGTGTCAAAATATGGTCGGTTAGCGTATATAAACGCCAAATAAAAACTTAACATTGTATCAATTGTCGCAATTTTAATTTTCTTCTTACCAACTCTTATTTCATTATAACTATGACATGCGTTCGGTTTATATAGAATACATAGGGTTTCTTTGTCAACTACAATTTCGTAGTGGGTATCTACTAATTCACCAACTGGCGCCTTTTTAACAACCTTAACCTTATTATATCCTTTTTCGATAAGTCTCTCTTTAATTATCGTACTTGTTTTTTCAGGGTCTTCGGTTAATACATCGAAATCCGGTATTGTTAAAAGTTGTTTTCGCTGTTTTTGTGGCATATATTTGCCATACATTGTGCTAGCGAATCCTCCAAAAAATACTAATCCCTGGTCAATTATAGAGTCACGAATCGTATAATATATATTGTCTCTGTCTCCACTTTCACCCTCAAAAACTCTCTGAAAATTTACAGAATCACATCTGGAATTATTAATGGGATAATGTTTGTTCAGTAGTACTAATCGCTTTAGAACTTTTTCCCACCTACTAACATCTCCGTCAGGACGGGATAATTCCAAATACATTCCCATTCTCAGGAAATCGGGCGGAGCATAGGAAAGTCCATTTACCTTTATAATGCCTTTTTTTAATGACTTGTATATATCTGGGATAATATACGTGACGTCTGCTACGGGAATAAAATTAACGAAAACTTTATATGTTCCTTTATGAACGCCAGATTTAGCCTCAACATCAGAATATCCTTGTCTTAAATATATATCCGCCAATTCCTTCGCATCATTCACCGCGTTCACCGAGAAAAAATCATAGTCAGGTATATCAACGTTCTTATCGTAAAACTGGTCCTCAGATGGTAATATATTATTTATTGCGGTTCCACCATAACAAATGAGTTTCTTATCACGAATAAATTGCTCTACAATAGCGTTAACCTCGCGTATTAAATCCGATTGCGCCAATTTTCTATTTACACGACTTTCGGCTTTGTCTACTGCGACTCTTAAAATTTCTAATTCCCTCTCTTCAAACGAGAGATTATTACCTCGCATATATATTATTAGTCTATTATATTCCACAGTTTATAATAGATTTACATCTTTGGACATTTAAAACGCAGATTTTCTAAACGTTGTAATTCTTTAATTTTCATTTTCTTGTTTTATTTTTTACATATACTGCAATCCTATTGTATGGTCATTTGAATATATTTTCATATTTTTCTTTTGGTGTTCCTCGTATTATACTTGTAATTTTTGTTTTTAACTTCTCGTGTGCTTCTCTTCCTTGGTAATATCTTCCTTGGTACTCTCTTCTTCTTGATAAGATTTTTCTTTTTAGTAGACATATTTGTATTATGATTGTTTTTCACTGATTTAATTGTTAGTTTATTTTTTTTCCTTATATTAATATTCTTCTTTTTAGTTTTTACTCCTCCTAAAAAATTATCAGAATCATAGATTTTATGTTTAATTCTAATACTATTTTCATCCTTTATTGTGAGTTCCTCTTCAGCCCATTTATTTATATCGTCAGCACTAATATATGTCTCATTTTCTAATTTTTGCCATAAAGTTGTTTTGGACCAAAACAAATAACCAGTTTCAAATTGTCCAGACCAAAATTTAGGATCAATCAAATGATCTGGAAATATTGTTTTAATATTTTTAACACACCATGCAAGTAATTTTATACCCATTACACTTTCTGAATGTGTATTTAATTTATCACTTTTTTTAATTTTATCCCCCCAATGAGATTTTATTTTAGAATGTCCATGATGTAAATTTGCTATATATATCTGAGGACCGTCTGGTACATCAGACATACTATAACCGGGACCAGTTTCATACTTTAGTTCTAAAACTAAATCATCAACGACTATATATTTTACTTGATTAGATAAAGATGACATATATTTATATTAGAAAATAAACGGCATTTTAAATGTCCAAAGGTGTAAAAGTATAACAATAATTTATTCGTTTATAAATTAGGCCTTCTAATGTGTGCGCTATCCGTTACTCTGCCTCATGAAAGAGATTAATTATTGCCAATCGGTACTTTTTAATAGTTTTGTAGACTGAGCAGTTTCGTTTGGACCCCTCGCAAGTTTAGTTATATCAATTTCCACATTAATGCTCTCTTTTCTGAATGCCTTTGGTTTTAAAATAAATGACGACTTCTGACGATTAAATTCGCTAATATAATCCTTCAAAAACGAATCATTATTCTGGAAGGACATTCCTATAAATTGGATACCGTAGCCAATAGGTATTTTCGGGTTATTTATGTTTTTCGGGTCGTTCGCCCATTTGTTTGTTAGCTCCCTCCAATCTAAATTAATAGGCGATACATTTATGTCTGGTAGACATATAGACATTCGTTCTCTATTGAAATTTTTAATTTCCTCCATATCTCCAGCGTGCGTGACATTACTCTTTCTCTCAAGTCTCATATTTTCACCACCGCTTATAATATTAATATACTCGTATAATTTTGTATCTTCAATATTTATTTTTTCTACATTATTAGTTATTATAACAACCTTACTATTTAGTTCCTTCATTTGCACATCCCCCAAATCCTTGCCGTTGTATTGATAACTAAATCTTCGGCTAAGAAGCCTATCGTAAAAATGTTTGTTCAGTGAATCTGCCATCATATTCAATATCTCCTTATTATTTGTTTTAATACGGAAGTGTAATATTAGTGGATCGGTTGAAACAACACCAGCGCTATCTATTCCACCTGTAAACGCCATATTACCAATCTTAGACATTACCCTGTCGAATTCCAAGTAGTTATATGTTTCTTTAATACCAAAACTTCTATCTGTGGATACAGCAATAATAGGATTTTCGTCAAACGAGTATATCTCAAAATCTAGACATCTGGCACCCAATTGAATACAGTTTTCAAGAGCACACTCGTTTACAAAATCATGTGAGAACTTCCCACTAGCACAACAGTTATACGCAGTTTTAATATAAAAATCACGCAGTTTATAATTACCATACGTCATATCTTTATTGTCAATCTGTTCCTGTGGTTTATCGTAATTGAACCTTGTTAATTCTGAAACATCTAGCTTATTTCTTTTTATGTAACTACAATTGGCTCCAGATAACGTTAATTTAGAGTATGACCATATGAACAATAATCCTATCATTAATGTTCCCACAAGAAATACTCCCAGTTGAACCAATTTCGCCTTTTTTAAATCAATAGAATTTTTAACGGTGGTTACCATTTTTTTGTAATTTTCTTTTATTGCGTCGGCCATTATGTTGTATAATATATATTATTATATTTTAACGCCGACTATTCATAATAGCTAAATAATAATAGTTAAATAATAATAGTTAAATAATAATATGACTATTATATAAATATGCCAGGTGGTCTTATGAATCTAATAGCAGAAGGTAATCAAAATATAATTCTAACTGGTAATCCTACTAAAAGTTTTTTTAAATGCACTTATGCTAAATATACCAATTTTGGCTTACAAAAATTTAGGATTGACTATGATGGACAAAGAACCTTAAATATGAATGCGACCTCTAATTTCAAATTTAAAATGCCTAGAACTGGTGGTGATTTAATAATGGACACATATTTAGTTGTTAAGCTTCCAACTATATGGAGTCCTATTATGCCTCCAGATAAGGATAACGCTGATAATAACACCATTAATAAATGGAGACCTTATGAATTTAAATGGATTAAACATCTTGGGTCTCAGATGATAGAGCGTGTTCGGTTTACAATTGGCGGTCAAGTTATTCAGGAATTCACCGGTCAATATTTACATAATATGATTGAAAGAGATTTTGACGCAAATAAGAAGGAATTATACTACAAAATGATTGGACACGTTCCCGAACTCAACGACCCCGCGAATGCACATAATAGAGTAAATGTATATCCTAATGCATATAAGATGGAAGACAATTCCGGTCCTGAACCGTCAATACGGTCGCGTTCGCTATACATTCCGCTTAATATATGGTTCACATTAGCCTCTAAAATGGCGTTCCCTATTGCGGCATTACAATACAACGAATTTAATATAGAGGTTGACATAAGACCTGTTAAGGAAATGTATGTAATCCGACACATCCCTAACAACGAGGATCCGGGGAGTTATTATCACCAATCAAACTTCAATGAATCAAGTGAGCAATTTCATCGTTTTATACACCCACCACCAACTGCCGAACTATTGGAGACTGATTTCACAGACACACGAACAAACTGGGATACCGACATACATTTAATAAGTACCTACGCATTTTTATCGGAAGATGAACAGCGTGTATTCAAGTTGAACGAACAGAGTTACTTGATAAAACAGGTATACACGCATACATATAATAATTTACATGGAACTAATATAATTGATATTGAAACCAGAGGCATGGTATCAAGTTGGATGTGGTTCTTACAGCGAAGTGATATTGCACAACGCAATCAGTGGTCAAATTACACAAATTGGCCATATGATTTCCTTCCATATAATGTCGACACTGCTGATGATAAAATCGCTACAAAATTGATTGAAAATTACACTGATAATAGTTGGAATACAGTATCAAATTATTTGACTCCTGAGTATGATTTTGATTATGATTATGAGAATGATTATATACAATATTACCCGGCGTCAATAATGATTTCTGGTAAATATTATCCAGAAAATCAAAAGGATATTATGGACACGTGGGGATTATTATTAGACGGAAAGTATCGCGAGAATACAATGGATGCGGGAATATTCAATTATGTCGAAAAGTATACTCGAACCGCTGGAAATGGTCCGGATGGGCTATACTGCTACAACTTTTGTCTCAATAACAATGTCGCAGATTTTCAACCAAGTGGTGCTATTAATATGAGCAAGTTTAATAAAATTCAATTTGAGATGGGAATAATCACACCACCATTGGACCCATCGTCGCAGGTAGATATTGTCTGTAATACGGACGGTGATATGATAGGTATTGATAAAACACGTGATAGTATATTCGATTACACATATGATTTGACCGTATTAGAAGAGAGATACAATGTTCTTACATTCTCTTCCGGAAACGCGGCACTATCGTATGCTAGATAAATAAACCTCTTATATGTTTATATATTTAGCTAAAATGAAAATGGAGCTGGACCACAATACATAAATGCGTCATGTCCCGTTGGACCTAGCCAGCAATTTTCTTTATCGGTTAGGGCGTTTACCACGTTACTGGGTTCCTGTTTTTCACTATCTTGCGATGTGTCAGAACCCGGTGTGGCGGTTTCAGTAGAGCCCGGTGTGGCGGTTTCAGTAGAGCCCGGTGTGGCGGTTTCAGTAGAGCCCGGTGTGGCGGTTTCAGTAGAGCCAGACATAGCAGCCAACCCATCTTCCGTACGTTTTTTCTCCTTTGCCATTTCAACAGAGTAATTATAATCGGGGTCGGTAATATAATCCGTCTGAGAGAATGGAATTTTGGTTAATTTATTAACGACTACTGACACATTTTTTTTGCCCATATTATCCGTGCCGGTATTATCAGTCACCTCAAATACCGAAAACCCACATCCACGACAACCGTTATCAGTTTCACAAGCCAAATCAATCGTGTTTACATCATCATTTCTACATATCATTGGACAAACCTGATATAAAATATCATTGTCATCGCTGTTCTTACCTACTTTAACAGGGAGACAATTTCCACCTATATTGACTGGTTCAATACAATCATCGCTACACTCATTATCGTTATCTCCACGCACATTACAAACGTTTTGATGATGATTCTTAATTCTATTACTGTCTACACCCGCTTTAGTGTCTCCGTTTTTTATTTCAATTGAATATTTAGTACCATCCCTTTTAGTAATTACACCAGATTCCCAACGGTCATTATAAACAACTATTGAATCATCAACATTATCGTTTAAAAATTCTACATATTGTCCTATTTCAAACACTGTATCATTTGACTTACAATCCTTTGTTTTGTTATATTTTCTATCATACTGATTGAATGATAATACATTATCGTCGTTTGTAATATCGGTTAAATTTGTGAAACCCTCATATACGCCTTTATGTATGACAATTTGTAGCATACACGCCCCAATTACTATTATGGATAAAATCATCAGTTTAGTTTTTAAATACATATTATAAATTAATATGAGATAAATATTTTATGATTGTTTAGTAAATATATATAGGTATATTATATTATATGAGTAAATCAAATGACGAATTAGATAGTAACAAAATATTTAATTTTGATTTCTATATAAATTTATTTAATAGCAAGGGTAAAAATTTAAAAGGTGAAGCAGAGAAACCCAACGAATGGACCAAGTTCTTTATGGGATGTGGTGTTTCTGTAATAGGTGTATTGATTCTCGGAGCAGTTGGAGCAAATTTCATATATTATTCAAAACTTAACACAGATGATCCAACTGGCGACGATACAGACGAATCGCTTGGAACATATTTTCCAATACCAAAGGACCTTAATTATGGTGTATTTGCTGGTAACGAATCCACTGACTTTGGTCCTTATGAATCAGGGACCGATGCCACAGATGTAAAAGCTGGTAGCATAAGTTTGAGCCTGTTTAATATTCCACCAACCGGAACAGATAGTAAGTGGATGGGGCGATGGCCGTATTCGTATGAAATGTTCAAAGATTATAGCGATAGACCTAATACATTCTTCGATTTTAAAAAAAAAAAAATGTGGATAATTAGAACAATCACAGCAACTTATATTTTTTGGAGAGCAATACTACAATATATATTTAAAGCGATGAAATATTGTCCTGGAGGATTTAAATTATTTTTATCGTTAATTATTTTGGGTGTTTTTATTTTTGGTCCAGGATTTTTAGTTTCATTAGTTTCCGATAATACTAAGATTGCGTCTGGTGGATTTATCGGATTAATTGTGGCATCATTTTATCTAATGAGTATACTCCAAATAAGATGGGAGTGGGTTTATGGGCTTGGAAAGATATTTCATCTAGTTTTCTCGATAGTTGACATGGCAATATTATCCGTAATTGGTTCATTTATGGCAATAGCATTTACTATTCAGTTCATTTTAACGTTTATACCGCCATTTGGTCCGTTTCTATTTAATTTCATGGGTACTATGGAGGCTATGCACGATATTAAAGATTCTTTGGGTATTCTATATGGTTTTTTTATCTTTGGCTTGGCAAAACAATATCTTAATAACGCAATATTGTCTGGAATGACATTGATTGTTGCTGGTTATATATTAGTAAACATAAATATTTTTAGAAGGAATGTTTATGACTGGATTCACAGTTCTAAAAAAAAGTAATATTGATAATATTAAAGGAAATTATTATATAAAAGGACAATTTATATAATAATAATGACCTCAATTGTTAAACCATTCGTTAGTATTTGTACACCTACTTTTAATAGGAGACCATTTATTCCATATATTATTAAATGTATAGAGAAACAGGACTATCCAAAAGACAAATTTGAGTGGATTATCATTGATGACGGAACAGATAAGATTAAGGACCTCGTATCACACCTACCATATGTTAAATATTATGAATATACTACAAAAATGTCGCTCGGAGAGAAAAGAAATTTAATGCATAAAAAATCAAAGGGAGAAATTCTGGTTTATATGGATGACGATGATTATTACCCTGTAGAACGTGTATCGCACGCAGTAGAAACGTTGATGGCGCATCCAGACGCACTATGTAGTGGAAGTAGCGAGATATTCATTTATTTCAAACATAATAACAGCGTCTATAAATTTGGACCATATGGACCTAATCATGCGACGGCTGGGACATTCGCGTTCAAACGAAAACTCTTGGAGACGAGCAGTTACGACGATAAAGCAGCCATCGCGGAAGAGAAGCAATTCTTGAAAAACTATACAGTTCCTTTTGTCCAGCTTGACCCATATAAAACAATATTAGTGTTTTCACACGAACACAATACATTTGACAAACGTAAATTGCTAGAGAATCCTCACCCTGACTTAGTTAAAAAAACAGATAAACCAGTTGATGAATTTATTAAAGACGATGATATGCGCAATTTTTATACGAACGAAATAGACATATTACTTAAAGATTATGAGCCTGGAAGACCAACAATGAAACCAGACGTTTTGACACAGATTATAGAGATTGAGGAACGACGACGAAAAGATGCCGAGAACCGGTTTCAAGAGTTAGCTGCCAAGATGGGTGGAAAAATAGTAATCCAAAATAAAGACGGCACATCAAAGGAAATGTCTAATGATGAAATTCTTAAATTGTTACGCGAACAACAGGCAAATATTAACACTCTTGTCGCAGAGATAAAACAGCGCGACGAAATAATATCAAATTTGAAAGCACATTCTATAAGACAAGATAATATACAAGATAATATAAGTCTCAATATAATAGAACATGATGAAAAAAGATTAATGACACAGATTAATCAGATAAACTGAAACCCAAACTCTATTATATAGACGTATGATTATTGGTATAATTATCCAAATATTTATATATGCGTTTTATATCAAGTTTGTTAATTTCATATGGGTCTAATATGTTATTTATCTCTTCGTCTGTGTTGTTGTGTTTAAGTTCTATAAAAAATGCGAATACGTCTTTAATATCCATACCAAGCGCCTGACATATTTCTTGTATGAATATGGAATTATTATATTCTGTGCTATATTTAGTCAGGACCTTTGTAAATCTTACCTCTTCCGGGTTAAATTTACATACAGCATATTTACTATATAATCTGTTATTTTCAAACGTTTTTATCAATGAACTCATTTCATTGAATTGCCATATTTGTTTCTGAAATGTGATTCTGTCTATATAATCCGCGAAACATATATTATCCAGAAATTTCTCGTATAATGGGAACGCAGTTTCTTTTGGGATGGCTGACATCATATCCACAATGTTCTCATGCCAAAGCAATCCAACTATAGTTCGGTCTGTTTCATTCATAACAAGTTGATGATCGTTTAGTGAATATGAATTATTAATTAATTTCTTTGTTATTGTTTTTGTGTCCTCGTTATACGATTTAGGTTTCAGTATATTTTTGATTATCTCATTTTTAAGAATACTCTGGTGATTTACATATATATCGTAAAGTGTCCGCAATTTTCTCAAATCACTTTTAATAAATTCCTTTATGTTAATATTCAGCGTTTCATCGATATTTGGCATACACGAGCGAATTATGGAATTAATTTGTTTGTCGGTTGGTGATGATAACTCGAATACGCTACACACTTTCATAAGTTCCTTTATCTTTTTATCAACGTGGTAATTGCTTATACATATAATTGGTGTGTTCGTAGATTCCTCTTCCTTTTGTTTTTTTGTTTTTTTTGGTCGTATCTGTTTAATAAGTGAATTAATCCCACCCTTGTCACCATTGTTCATTCCATCTATCTCATCCATAATAATCGCAATCTGTTTTTTCTTTTTGTTAAAAAGACTAATAACATTTCGGTCGGACATATTATTCTTTGTAATGTTATCTATAACCATTTTATTGCGGATATCACCAGCATCATATAATACGATATCATAGTCCATACTTTTTATAAGGTTTTTTACAAACGTAGTTTTACCACATCCAGGCGACCCATAAATATATATACCTCGTTTTCTTGTTAAGTCGTGTTTATTCTTCTCAAAGTCAATTAGAGTGACACGTATTTTTTCTGCCAATATTTCTCGGTCAAGTATATTATTGAAATCTAAATTGTCCATTTACTATTTAAATTAGGTAAGAAACTTCTTTTATGTTGTTTTTTAGGTAACGAATGTTCAATAATAATTATAATACAAATTTTCATATATATTGGATGTGATATATATGAATTAAATTGTTATGTTATTATATATTATTATGTCCGCTGCTGAAAATATTGAAGATTCCGAATTAGACAATAATATTATCGAAGAACATAGAGCGTATATATCTGATTTGGTAAGTAAAAATAATAAGTGGGTGAATATATTATTGAGTTCAACAGGATTGAATGCTGAAATATTGATGTTATATAAATGTTTACGAGAACCCGGAGTATATAATTATCGAAAATTTAAAGAAACAGTTAAATTAGAGGATCATAATTCAGTTAAAATGTATATGAAAGAAATTATTACAAATATTAATTTAATTATCGAAGAAGCACCAAAACACGAAAAAAATATTGTGGTATGGAGAGGGTTAAATAGTCCAAAATTACCAGAAAATGATAAAACAATGTTATCTACAAGCATAAAATACTCTGTAGCGGATAGTTTTTCTAATCCAGAAAACATACATAAAATAATTATTCCCGCTGGGATGCCATTTCTCTATCTGGAATCGGATACAAAAACAAAAGGAGAACACGAATGTTTATTACCATTCGGTTGTGTATTTAGTGATTATAAAACATTACAAGGGGAAGAAAAAACTATCATTGAAAGAACCGTATTGGAAGTTGATGGTGTAGATACATTGATAAGCGATGAATTTATTAATTTGTTAAGAACAAAAAAAACGACGATGG